GCCCAGCTCCAGATCACGCTTGAACCCTTCACGCGTATGAGGGCCTGCGATGAGTAGATGTATTGATTTATGACAATGCCCTTGGAAACTCCTTTGTCAAACTCCTGGGTCACGCTGGCCAGAAGAAGATGGCCTTCGTTGTCATTATCAGCGAGGGACTCCATGCTATCGACAATGTAGACGTCATTGTCAGTTGGGAAAAACTTGGAACTCTCACCTTTCGTGGCCCTCAAAACAACGTACTTTTTTGTGAAGCCCTTGGGCACATCAAAGTATGGAGTTGGTGTGTCGTCCAGGTACTTGCCGGCCATCGGGCCGCTGAGCGCTTTGCTCACGAAACTGTTAACAGTCCCTGCCCTTACGAAAAACTTGTAATTTCCATCTTGCTTCACTTCGTATCTAACCTTGTATGGGTAGTCAATTGACAAAGTGGATTGACTGACCGCGTTTCCGCTTAGGTTGATGGTGCCGAAGGTTCCCTGCGCGATCATCGACCCATTGGAATACACCTGGGTCGAGCGGGCGGCCTGACCTGCAAGGTCGCTGAGCTGCGAGGCCGCGAGGTTGTCACCTGGGCTGAAGAAACCTCCGTTGTACCTGTCGCCCTCGATTGCCATCAGAGGACCCCCTTGATGAGGTAAGGATAGATGTCGGGGTCCCAGCCTGCGGGGCCGGAGAGAAGCAGGTCGACGGTGCATTTCAGCAGGCCGCCGTAGACCTCCATGTTGGACGAGACGATGAGCCAGTTCTTCTCGGCCTTTCCGCCGTTCACGTCGAAGTTGGCGTACCCGATGTCGTCCTGCGCCATGCGCTGGTGAACCTCGGGAATCTTGAGGAAGCCCGGGCCATCTGGTGTGACCCACCAGGTCTTGCTGACGGCATCCATGGCCATGCTCTTGTCGTTGGTGTAGCCCGTGAGGCGCATGGTGATGCTGGGTCGCATCCACGACTTGACGCCTGCCTTCCTGTTTGTCTTGGTGCCGCTCTTTGTCGGCAGGAAGCCCATGAAGTTGTACTGGACGACACCGGTGGTCGAACCGGTGATCGGACTCCACATGGCGCGGAAGACGTTGTCCGCTGAATCCGGGTCGGGAGGCACGTTGCCCTTCCATGTTCCGCCAAGGACCTTTCCGTTGCCGATGCGCTCAATCTGGATCTTGGAGAAGTTCGGGTGCGACTCGATGGGTTCGGCCACGACCGACGACGTCACGGTGGCTTCCGGCTCGGTGGCGGAACCCATGGCGTTCGAGATGGCGGCGTAGGTGGCCGTGACGATGACCACGTTTCCGTCCCTTCCGGTCTCGTCCGCGCGGACTACCGTCCAGCGCTGCTTGCCAACGGCCTTTCCAAGATCTCCCTTGATCGCCGTCAGAAGAAGCGGGGTGCCTCGCGCGAAGATGACGTCGGACATGCAGGCCTGCGTCGAGTCCATGGCGAAGTTCGCCGTGAGTGTGCAGAGACCGTAGCCGTTGTGGCTGAACCGGAAATCCGGTTGCAACTGCATCTCATAACTGCCGTGCTGGTGGTAGGTTGTCATTAGCGTCCGAGTTTGGCCGGCGGGGAGAACTTGCCGACATACCCGCCGTTTGTCAAGGCATTGGCCATGTCAGCGGTGTTCTTTGCAGTCTGCTCGGCCGCTGTGGCCGTGCGTTCCTGGGGTCCGCGGGCGATGGCCGAGAGGATGTCGCCGCCGCCCATGGCCTGGAGGGAGGTGACGTTGTTCAGAATCTGGCGAGGACCGCCGCCAAGGCCACCCATGAGTTCCCCGGGCGTCAAGGCGTCGATCATCGCCTGCTTCAACTGTGCGGCGCGGATGCGCTGCAAGGTCTTGTCCGGCCCGATGGATTCGATGTCCGACATGACATCGCCGGGCTTTCTGATGTGGGCGAACTTGTAGGATGACTTGCCGATCTTGTCGGCGTAGGCCTCGGCCTGTATGATGCCCAGCGAGCGCCAGTTGGCACCGAAGATGCTGGTGGCGGCGGCGTTGTACTGCTCGCTTCCGCCTTCCTCCTTGAACTTCTTGGCCATGGCCGTTGTGACCTCGGCGATGTTGAGGCCCTCCTTGCGGTACCTCTCGTAGTCCGTTAGGCCGAAGTACCCGAAGCCCATGGAGTTGGCGCCAGATCCGCCGGCCACGATCTTGTTCACCTGGGCTTGCGCGTTCTGGAGCATTCCGACGGCCTCGGAATCGCTGGCAGTGCCAAGACCCGAGAACACCTCGGCTGCGCGGGCGCTTTCTGGGCTGATGCCTGCGGAGATCTTCAATCCTCGGGTCATGAACACGTCCTCGACGTTGCTGATGACGGTTCCCCAGCCGACCTGGATGGCCTTCGCGGCCAGCGCGGCGGGGCCGATTGAACTCATCAGCATCCCCTCAAGCGACTTGCCGAACTGGCTCATCCATTCGGCAGCCTTGGCCGACTGATGTGCGGCCTTGTCCTGGTCTTCCTGGAGCCTGGAGTTCCACTTGAGACGGCGAAGGTAATCGGCGTTGGCCTGCTTCCTTTCCCTTTCCCTGCGCGCTTCCTCCTCCTTGGCGGCCCTTTCCTCGGCATCCTTCTGCTCGCGGATGTCTCCAAGCTTTCTGGAAAGTTCGGACCTGTGCCAAGCCTCGGTCTGGCTGTCTTCCTTGGCCTGTTTCTTTTCCTGCGCGGAGATGGATTCAGCGGCGGCCTTGTCCTGGTCCTCCTGCAACTTGGAGTTCCAGCGAAGGCTGTCCTTGTATCTTTCCAACTCGGCCTTCCTGTTGGCCTCCTGCTGGGCCTCGATCTCCTTGGACATGTTGACCAGCTTGCCGTAGTCCGAGCGGCTGCCTTCCGGTCCAGTGCCTTCCCACGGCTTTCCGGCCCTGCTCTTGCGGGCGGCGCGGTCCATGATGCCTGGGATCTGGTCGGCCTTGGCCTGGATGTCCGAGATGTCCGCGGACAACTTTACTTCCACTCCCTCGCCCATTTAGTTCTGTGAGGCCTTCTTGAGCCTCGGGTTCTTGGGTTTGAGCGAAGGGTCGTTTCTCATCCTGTCTTCGAGCGCCTTGAGCTGCTCCATGGCCTTCTTGTCCTGCTCGGACACGATGTTGATGTCGGACCCGTTGGAGATGGAGAACACGGCGTTCATCCAGACGGCCTGCGCCTCCGGCATGGTCCAGGCGGTCTCCAGGTCGACACCGTTCTTCACTAGGTTGCAGACGACCGATAGAACCCAGGGGGCGCCATTGCTACGACCCGGCTTGTTGGTCTCCCAGAAGATGGGCCATTTGCTTTGGTCGAGGATGCAGCCGAAGCACTCGGTTACCTGCTTGTCGAACTCGTCCGGGTCGTCCTTCATGCGGCGCGCCCACTCGATGTCGGTCTTGTCCGGTGACGACGAGGCCATCGAACTCATGTCCAGCGAGGACACGATCTTCGAGAACACGATTACGTCGGTGTAGGTTGGGATGGATTGACCGTCGACAAAGGGAGACTTGATGGCCATCAGCACTGTCCTATGCCGCAGGCACAGTGGCTTGGTGACACGCCCGCACACCACCCGCTGTCTGGGGAGCAGTGTGAAGGCCTCAAGGAATCGGCCATCCACGGGGCCGATGTCGCCGTTAGGCGATCTCCTGGTACTTGACGCCCTTGATGGTGACCTTGCGGTAGTCGGAGTTCGTGCCGCGGTCGGTCACGCCCTTGACGATGAACGTCACTCCGCCGTAGGTGTAGGTGCCGCCGATCAGATCCTCGGTGCCCGTCGCCTTCATGGTGCCGTCGATTGAGACCTCAATGCGCTCGTCGTCAAGTCGGTCGGTGATGACCACGCCGTTCTCATCCTTGACCTCCACGTCCAGGGCGTACTTGTAGTCGAAGTCATCCGACTGGACCGTGAGGGTGGTCACGGTACCCTTGACCCCGAAGATGTGGATAACGCCGAACTCTTGTGCTCCAATGGACATGGTTATTGGGTATGTTTGTGGCCGTGAGTCAAGTCTGCGGCGCCAGCACGGCGTACAGGGTGAAACTGAGGCTGTTTCCGTACCTGCGCTGGCTCATGCCCTCCTGGTCGGTCTCGAACCAGATGCTGTACAAGGACCCCTCGGAGCCGCTCCAGGCGGCCTTGACGGCATCCACGTCGGTGAGGAGGGCCAGGAGCTCCTCGACGCGGTTCCGGTGGGTCTGGAGGGTCTCATCGTCGGCCGAGGAGTAGACGTAGACCTTGACCCCGACCCGGTAGTTCCCGAGGTTGCCGGCCCCGAAGGCGTTCGGCTTGGCGGAAGACTCGGCGTGGACGATGGCCATGGGGAGGGTGCGGATGTCCGAGGTGACGCCCTTGTTGATGGTGAGGGTGGGCATGGCCGCATGCAGGTAGGCCACGAGCTTGTCCTCGGTGATGGAACGGATTGAGTTGCTCATTAGAAGGGGGTGTTCTCGGCGGATGAGACCTCGAAGTTGCCGGTGGCGAGGAGGGCCTGTGTGGCTCGCTCGACGGTCTCTCCGTTGCGGTTGCTGAGGCGGCGGGCCAGTTCGTTGCGGATGACGTAGGCACGGTGCGAAAGGGCATCCCGCCATGCGTGGAATCCCTCGCCTGTCATCTTGTCATGCGCCGCGTTTCCGATCGTGATGGACAGGGTGGGCCTTTCCGTGAGTTGGTTGATCATGATGCCGGTGCCCCACTGGTTGCTGACAATCCAGTCGGCGGCGCTGATGGTGCCCTCCCCGATGGCCATGCCGGCGCTGTACCATCCAGCCTTGAGCTTGCCGACACGCTTGGCGACCATCTTCTTGTGCTTGGAGATCTTAGATGCGTGGTCGGCGACTAGGAACACGCCGTTGAACTGCTGCATGGACTTCTTGTAGTCAGCGCTGCCTTCGCCACCGCGGGCCTTGTTGTGGGCCACCTCGATGGTGCCACCGCCGTACACTGCCGAGTAGTCGACCTCCTGGTCCTCGTGGAAGAAGCTGTCCTCGCCCTTGAAGCGTCCCTGGAAGGCCTTCCAGTCCGTCTCCGTGCCGAACCCATCCTCGAAACCGCGAGGCACCGGGAAGCCTGCGCTCTTGCGGTCCATGAGCCATGCGCAGAACACGGCGTAGGAGTCATGCCTGGCGATGTCGCCGTAGGAGGCGACGCCGAGCGGCGCGAAGATGCGGTCGACGTCCTTCTCCATGGACTCGATGCCCTGGTTGCGGGCGGCATTGTTCCTTCCTCCGCGGCGACCGCCCACGAAAGGCACGGTGTAGTCCAGCATGTCCTGGCAGAGCAACCTGGCCTGCCGCTTGAAGAACTTCTCCACGTTCACGCCGAGGGCGTTGACGTAGAGGAGCATGGTCCTCGAAAGGCCCGCCTCGTCGACCTCGACGTCGTAACCGACGTTGACGACTACGTACGGGCCGTGGCTCATTGGACCTTGGTCTGCACCTTGGCCACTATCCAGGCCGAGGGCGGACGATTGGCGATGGCCACGATCCTGTACTCCTCGCCGGCGTAGGTGACGATGTTGCCGTAGGCGAACAGGCCGGGGTTCTGGGTGTGCTGGGCGCGGGTGATCTTGACCTCGAAGGTGGTCTGGTTGAGGAAGCCGCCCGTCTCCAGGTCCTGGAGCACCATGGGCTGCGTCACGAGGGCCTTTAGGGCCACCGGGGTTCCCGCTGGGACCTTCTTGACCGTGATGTCCTTGCCAACTTCGAGCAAGATTTCGACGGCGTCAGACGCTGCTTCCTCAAAAAGTCCCATGCCTGTGGCCATGAGTCAAGTGGGTCATGCGTAGATTACGGGCTGTTAATCTACGCAAAGAGAGAGGCTCCCCGGGATGAGGAGCCTCTCTTGCATTGGCGCGTGAGGGGGAAACTTTCCCCCTCGAAAGCCACGGCTATTAGGCCGTGAAGTTGATGCGCTGGAGGGCGTCGGGGTTACCCTTGGCCGAGCCGATGAGCCACGAAGCGGACAGCTTGTGGAGACCGGCGGACCAGTCGTACCAGTAGCGGAGGGCGTACGAGAAGCCGCTTTCCGGGTCGGTCACGATGGTCTGCTCGCCACCGCCCGTGGTGGGCGCGGCGGGGACGCGGGTGACGCAGACGAGACCTTCGCGGCAGGAGACGACGCCGTTGAGGGTCGCGTCGATGCCGACCGAGCTGTCGAAGCCGTTGTACTCGTAGAAGTCGATGCCGTGGATCATGCCGAGGCGGTTGCCGCGGATGACGTCAGAGGTGCCGATCGAGAACGCCTGGGCGATCACGGGGTCCGACACCAGCTGCTGGTAGGCGTCGGGCGAGACGAGGGCGCAGCGGCCTTCCTGGGGAAGGTTCGCCTTGGTGAGGCTCTTGGCGATGTTCGAGACGGCGATGCGGTTGAAGGAACCGACGGCGCCGTTGTAGCCGCTGGCGAAGGTGCCATCGACCTTGGAGAGGGTCTGGTCGAACACCGACTTGACGACGGCGTTGGCCATGGGGGCCATGAACAGGCGGCGGAGGCGCTCCAGCGAGAGCGTGGCGACTTCAAAGTCGGTGAACTCGACGGTGACGTGCTTCTGGTCAACCAGGGTCACGGGGACGTCGGTCGAGGTGGCGTCCGAGGCGGCGAAGCCGGTGGCCTTCGAGTAGTTCGAGGCGGTGAACTTGCCGGCATAACGGGTGTGAACCGTGGTGCCGCGTTCAGCGACGTACGAGCCGAAGTCCGTGACCGCAATCTTGGTCAGCGGCTGGAGCTGGGGGACGAGGGTGCGGAGCGACTCCTCAGCGACGAGCTGGAGGGTCAAACCGCCGATGGCGTTGGTGGACATGTGTGTGTGTTACTGGGGGGAGGGGTATCAGAGACCGGCGGCCTTGAGGATGGCCGAGCGGTTCTTGTCGTAGAAGGCCGAGGCGGCCTTGGGGTCGGTCTGCTTCATCTTGACCCACTCGGCGGTCAGTTCCTGGCCGCTCTTGGCGGTCTCGGAGGCGACGGGGCTGACTTCGACCGGCTCGACGCCGACGGACGCGGCGATGGCGGCGGCCTTCTTGCCGGCGGACTCGATCTTGGCCTCGGCGGCGGCCTTGGCGAGCACTGCGGCCTCGACGGCCTGCTTGGCGGAGGCCAGTTCGGTCTCCAGGGCGGTCACCTTGGCGGTGACGGCGGCTTCGTTACCCTTGAGGGTCTCGACGAGGGCCAGCGCGGCGGCGAGTTCGGTTTCCTTCGCGGCGAGGGCCGCGGCGTGGGACTCGGCCTCGGCGGACTTGCCGGTGAAGGCTTCCTTGAGCGAGTTAAGGGTTTCTTCGAGCGTCATGGGATTGGTTGTGGCCGTGAGTCAAAAATCACGCGTATTTTGAAGCGATGTCCGACAGGTCGCTGACAACCCCAGTGACAAGACCTTTCTTGGCCGCGGTCTTCCCGGTGAAAATCTGACCTTCCATGTCCGCGTCCTGTGCGAACTTGCGAACCTGCTTAACCGTGGCCTTGAAATCGGAATGCATCTCATTGACCGTTTCCTGCTCCCATGCGAGTTGATCCTCGGTCATAGACGTGCCTGGCGCTCCGGCGGCCTTGTATTTGCCGCTCTTGATCACATTGACCTTCACGCCCTCGGCCTCATAGGCCTTCGAGGTGTCCGGAATCATCTTGAACACACCGACTGATCCAACCTTTGACGAAGGGGTGACCTTTATTTCGTTCGCCTGTGAGGCGATGTAGAAGGCTGCCGATAGCATGTCCCCATCAGTGATGGCCACTGTGTGCTTGTGCTTTCCGAGGTTCCGAAGCATCTCGGCCGATTCATGGACTCCCTTCACGGACCCGCCGATTGAGTCGACGTCGATGAACACAGTCTTCACGTTCGGGTCTTCAGCCGCCATCTCAAGCGCACCGTTGAAGTCATTGAGGTCCTGTCCTCCCATCATCTTCTCGACGTCGGTAAGCCCCTTGCCGATGACGCCGTTCAGCGACACGGACGCGTAGGTCCCGGCGCTGACGTACGGAGGAGGTCGGACTCCGAACATCATCTCAAGCACATTCTTCACGTCCGCAGCCTTTGCGTCATGCGGGATGTCAAGGGAGCGGACGCTCTCGATGTAGCCTGCGAGCCGTTCGTGATCGGCGTAAAAATAATCTCCGGCCTGGATGCTTTTGATGAACGTTTTCATTCGGGAATGGTGTCTCCGGGGGACTGGTTCTCGTCGTGGAGGTCGTAATCGTCCTCCAGGTCGTCCTCGGCGTCCTCGTTCTCGTCCGGGGGCTTCACGGCGGTCGTGGAGTTGGCCATGATGTCGGAGATGGCGAGGTTGTCGGGCTTGTAGACCATCCAGAGCGGGACGCCTGCGGCCGCCGCCTTGTCCATGACCATCTTGGCCTCGGCCACCTTGCGATCGGTGAGCGTGGACAGGTGCTCGCCCTTCTCGGCGGCGTCCTCACCGAGGGTCTTGATGCCCATGGCGATGTCGGCGCGGTTCTGGGCGGCCTCGCGTCCCACGTCGACCGTGAGGCGCTTGGGGCAGGTCCACATGACGCGCGCCCAGTTGTCGTTCGGGGGCAGCTCGCCGTTCTTGATGGCGTTGCCGATGATGTAGCCCCAGAGAGGGGTTAGGAACCGGTTGATGATGACGGTCTGGAGCTGGCGGAACTGGCGGTCGGCCTTGGAGATGACCAGGCGGATGGAGACCGAGCCTGCCTTGGACGAGTCGTGGACGAACTCGTAGGGCAGGGTGCCTGCGAGCGAGTCGCGGACGAGGTGCTCCATGAACCCGACGAACGTGCTGTTCGGGCGGTTCGACTGGAAGGACTCAAGGCGCTCGCCTGGTGCGAGGGCCAGAATCTTGCCGCCGATGAACGTTGAGGCCTCGTTGGGGTCCGTGAGTCCGTCGCCCGTGGTGGAGGCCTTCATGCCGAAGGCGTCGTAGTCGGACTGGGCGTTGTCGAACTGGGCGGTCTCGCGGGTCAACGTGCGGACGACGTCCCCGTTCATCTTCACGCCGAACTTCTCCAGCGAGATGATCTCCAGCATGTCGACAACATTGTTGATCGAATGCTGCAAGGGGGAGTACGCGCGGGCGCCGGAGGCGACCTCGGGCGTGTAGACGTGCATCACCGAGTTGGCGGGGCGCTTGCTGGACGAGCCATCCGAGCGGATGATGTTGTACTGCTCGGGCTTGCCGTACTTGCCGAAGATGATGCCGTCGACCTCCTTGGGGTCGGGAGCGCCGGACTGTGCGGAGCAGACCTTGTGGCTCTCGATGAGCTGGATCTTGGGTCGTCCGGCCTCGTCCTTGGTCTTGATGACGAAGCACTCGCCGTCGCGCATGATGAGGCGGGCCACGATCTGCTGAACCTCGTAGAGGTTGAAGCGCCCGGTGATCTCGCAGGCGTTGGCGGCCCAGCGGGCGAAGTAGGCCTCGTACTTGTCGTCCAGGACGGGGTTGCCGGTGCGGACCTGGGCGGTGATGCCGTCACCGACGGCGTAGATGACGTGGTCGTTGAGAACCTGGCGGATGAGGCCGGCGTTCAGCTCCATCCAGCGCATCTTGCGCGTGGTCTCCAGACGGTCGAAGACCGTCATCGTCTTCTTGAAGTCGGTGGGCCACGAGGACCAGATCCACGACCGCTTGTTGGAGAACTTCGCGGACTCGAAGTTGGAGAAGATGCCGGGGCCTCCCGTCGCCCTCGCACCCGAAGTGTCGACTTTGCCCCTCATTTTCGACACATCCTTGCGGATCTGTCGACCGATTCCCGTCAGCTTTACGCGCGCCATAAATGCTCAGAGTCCCCGGAAGTTGTTCAGCATGTTGCCCACGCGGGTGCGCTGAATCTCGCCGTACTTCTCGGGCGCCTTGATCTGGAGGGCGTAGCGGCACTCCAGCATCACGGTGGGCGGGTCGATCGGCCAGTCCTTGCGCACGTCGGTGCCGGAGTCCTTGTACTCCATGATGGTCTTGCCCTGGGAGATGATGGCCAGCACTCCGCCGTTGCCGTCCTTGCCACGGAGGATGATCTCGATCTCCTCCACGGTGAGCGTCATGAAGATGCCCTTGGGGGACGTCGACCCGCGATAATGCACGAAAGCCATGCCTGTGGCCGCGAGTCAAACCCACCGAGGGGCAGGCTGAGGTTGTCCAAACCACGCGGTAGTGCCACCCAACCACGAAAAAACAACCTCAGCCTGCTTCGTCCATCTTCTCCGGCTTCTTCTCCTCGTCAACCACCTTTTCGGTGTCCTTGGTAGCGTTTTTGTTCTTTCCGCGGCCCACCAGTTTGGCCATCAGCGCGGGCAGCATCCCGATGACCTCGCAGTCCCAGAGGTGGTTCGCGCGCTCACCGACCTGCACCCAGATGGGCCTGCCGGTCTCGGTCCTGGTGCGGTGCTCGGACTGCATCTGCTTGCGGTACTCGTCTCCTGCGTCCTCGGCGTACGTGTGGTCGCCCTTGCGGCGCATGCGGGCCAGGGAGTCCTTGAGGACGAGGTTGGAGAACAGGTACAGGCGGCACGACTTCTGGCCGACCTGGATGATCTTGGCCGGCGCGTACGGGCGGTAGGCGATCTTGGTGCCGATGGGCGTGTGGATCTTCCACGGGAACTCCGCGTTGCCGGAACCCTTGGTGGCGTTCCACCCGAACATGGCGCAGTGGCGGTAGACGTCGTCCACGTTCGGTCCGTCGCCGGAGTCCACGAACACGAAGGTGTCGGCCACCCCGAGGCGCTTCTGCTCGTTCCTCACCTGCTCCCACGTGTCAACGTACATCCACCGTACGAGGCGCGACTTGCCATCGGCGCTCCAGGATCGGACGATTAGGTAGAACCCCTTGCGCTGCACGTCCACGGACATGAACCGCAGTTTCATGAACACGCGGGCCTTCATCGCGTCGTCAAACGGCGGGGCCGACGTCCTTCCGTCCACGTTGGCGCCCTCCTCGGACCACTCCTGCTCCATGCGGTAGTCGGCTGGAAGCACCTCGCCTCCGCCCTCGTCCGGCTCGTCGCTCCACGGTAGGGCCAACCGCTTCTGCTTGAACTCGCGCCTGCGGGTCTCATCCCCCATCTGGTCGTAGGCGTCGGCCGCCTCGATGCACTCGACGGCGAGGTCTCCCCATGACAGCCCGAACAACATGGCCAGCGAGTTGAAGTGGAACCCGACCTTGCCCTTCGGCGCGTTGGGGTTCATGGGCACGAACTCGAAGTCCTTGTACATCTCGCGCCGCACGGAGTTCCTGTCCTGAAACCTGTGGTCGCACTTGCGGCATGCGTACGTCGTCCCCTCGCGCACCATGTCCAGGTCCCACACACCGTCCTTCTTGGCGGCCTCGGGATAGCGGATCTGCGTCCACTCCCACGGCTGGCGCTCCTGGCAGTGCGGGCATTTGAAGTGCAGCTCGCGCCGGTCGGTCGAGTTCCATAGGGCCGTGAAGTCGTCACCCTCGAACCCGCCCTGCGACACGAAGACCGACTTGCCGCTCTCCTTGTAAAGCGTCCTGCGGGCCATCGCCTCGCCGATGTGGCCTTTCTTCCAAAGCCAGCACTCGTCACCCAGGACGTACCGGATGGACTTGCCCTGGAGGTTGCGGACGTTGTGCGCGCCGAGGCACCACGTGATGCTGCGCTCGAAATGTGTCGTGGTCCACTTGTGCTTGTCGCGCGACTTCATCTTCGCGTTCGTGGCCGGCGTGTTCTCCCAGAGCGGCACGAGCCTCGTCTGGTACCAGTCCTGCGCGTTCGGGTCGTTGTCGCGCAGCATCAAAATCGGGCCTGGCGATCGAACGGGGATGAACGCGGACAGGACCTCCAGCGTGGTGGTCTTGACGCTTTGCACGTTGCCCATGATGACCACGGTGTTGATCTCCGGGTCCACCATCGCGCGGAGGATGGGCGCGAGGTATGGCGTGATGCCGATGCGGAAAGGCCCCGGCACCGGCGAGTACGGGACGTTCTTGATGTTCTGCTCGGCCCAGTCGACGATGTCGCCGTCCGGGTCCGGGGCCAGGAGCGAGCGCAGGTGCGCCTCGAACTCAGCCTGCTGGCTCATCGGTGATGTTCTCGGCCGCCGTCTTCTCCATGACGGACAGGCGGAGCAGGATGGCGTTGCCCTCCTCCTCGACGACTTTCTGGGCGAGTCCGGGGTTGTCCGGGTTGGCCGTGTGGCACACGCGCTGCCCGAGCTGGGTGATCTCGTTGCGGATGGCCAGGATGACCTTGGAGAAGACCGACGTGGCTAGGGCCGACTCGATGTACTTGCGGGAGGCGATGTCGCGCGCCTGCTTCTCGCGCTCAAGGGCCACGAGGGTCTTCACTAACTTGTCGTACGTGGCGTATGACTTGGCCTGGTCCTTCGAGCGCTCGGCCAGGTCCTCCTCGTACTGCTCGTATGCGCGCTGCTTGAGCGCCCTGTGCTTGGCCACGATCTCCTCGAACGTGTCGTCGTCCACGAGGTCCGTGTCTGGCGCCGATGCGTCCGCGCCGCGCGCGGCGCGCCTCGCGTTGTACCAGGCCTGCGCCGCCTCGATTGAGTCTACGGGCATCCCCATGGCCTCGAACTTCGTGACTGCCTGGCGCGACACGCCTTTTCCAAGGGCCTCCGCAATCTGTACCTTGCTGACGCTCACGGGTTCTTGACGATGCGGGGTTCCCACTCCTTGCCGTTCCAGACGACGAGGCGGTCGGCCTTGCGGAGCCACTCGACCTTGGCCTCGAGCACGGCGATCTGGTCTTGGAGGGCGGCGTAGTCGTCCCATTGGATGAACTGTCCATTCGGATGCTCTACGATGTCAAAGTCGTTCTCCGCATTGACCATCCAACCGTATCGCTTGGGCTGGCTCACGACTGTTCCTCCTCTGGATTCATCCATTCAAGGTAATCGTTTCGCAACTTGTCCAAGGCATCGTGCGTGGCACTCGTTCCTCCCTTGCAGTTGTGCGTGTAAAGAATCCAATCAAATCGCTTCATAAACTCCGCAAGTCGCTCGTTCTCGGCGGCGAGGGCGGCGTTCTCATCCTTCAAGACGGTGAAAGCACGGATGGCATCGAAGGTGGCCCGGTCGGCGGCTTGCTTGTCGGCGGCTAGGGCGGCGTTTTC